TCACAGTTTGTCCGCGTGGTGCAGCAGGACAAACTTATCCCACAGCTGCTCTTCATTTTCGTTATGGGCCGGATCTTTCAGAATGGTATTTGGGATCGGGCACACCTTCTGGCAGGTCGGCGTATCATAGTGGCCAACGCATTCGGTGCAGCGATCGCTATTAATTTCATAAATGCTATCACCCATGGATATCGCCTCATTCGGGCACTCCGGCTCGCACATATCGCAATTAATACAGCGTTTAGTAATTAGTAAAGACATTTCAAGGAGATACCATTAAATCTATTTGAAATCAGCAAGTTATTCCGTTCCTGCATCATTCTCTATTATTAACTTACTGTATGTTGATCCAGTACATTTAACCCTGATAAACTCAATTCCATAACACAAAACCGCAACACATTGCATTTTACACCGATGAAAAGACATGCATGTGTGAGCTTGTTTTCTGCGCCCTAGCAGATAAGGATTGAGAATGCCGCGCACTGTAACACATAAACCAGGTAGCCCCAATAATGACGATGTTTTAGCCGCGTCAGAAAAGTGGGACTCCTGTAAACCTCCCTATACCAGTACACACATGAGAATCTGTGTTACTGCCGCAAAAACGATCCTCGCCGCCTCTGGTGTGGCCCGCCGTTCAAAATACGAAAAAGAGAACTACCTCCGTATTGATTTTAGCAAAGCAGGTAAGGTTACATTTTACGCTGAATTCCCAAAAAAGATGGGACTCAAAGGGAAAAAGCTTGGCGAATGGCCAGAGCTCGCAATTCAGTTAGCGCGTGAGAAAGCGTCAGCTATGGCCGAAGGTGGCCTGCGAGCTGAGTCCGTTCATGCTGCGCTGGAAATGTACCGTGACGACCTCAAAGCAAAAGTAGACCGCCAGAAGCTAAGTCCAGACAGTTTCACCACCTATGGGGTGCGTATAGACCGGATTAAAGCAACCTTCGGAGAACGGGAAGTATTTAGCGACGTAACGTATAGTCGGCTGGTGGAAGTGCTTGACGAGTGGATCGCCACTCGCTCGAACAATAACGCCCTGGAGCTATTTGCCGAGCTTCGTCGGTTCTGGAAGTTTTGCGCCCCTACGCTTTGCAATGGCCGCAACGTTGCTGCCAGCCTGCCCGATGATTATGTATCTTCTCGCGTGCAGAAACCTACTCCCACACGGCTTTTTACCGATATCGAATCAATCGCCCGGCTTTGGCTCAATGTGGCCGCCTGTACCTCTGTACACCAAAAGAATGCAGTTCGCTTCATGATCATAACGGGCGTTCGCCCGATAAACATTCATAACTTGCGCTGGGATTATGTTAACGAGGTGGCTGGTGAAATTGTTTACCCTGAAGGGGTGATCGGTATGCGCGGAGCGATGAAAACACAAAAGGCTTTCCGCCTTCCGATAACACCTGAAATTCGGCGAATTATCGACGAGCAGAAAGCCTGGCGTGATTCAGTTCTTGAAAGTAATAAAGATTATGTTTTCTTGCAGCCACGTGACCCGATGCAACCATTTTCAAAACGTTCGCTGGATAAACTGGTGAAAACATACAGCCCTGAAGGCGCTGTTAAAGGAATGAAGCATGAGGGAACGATAAAGGGGAAGGAGGGGGCGTTTAATACGATGTGTCGTAAATTTCTAAAGAGTAATGTTATTGCTTTGATGAAAGAAAGAGGCTATTCCCGGTCTGACAGACGAGAAATAAGCCTCCTGTGCCTTCATCATTCCAGCAAGTCAGATGACCCGATGGCAGAGCATTACGACTTTTCAGACGAGATTTTGCAGGAAGAGATTGCGTTAAAGCGTGAAGCTTTCGAGGCTCACGAGCGAAGCATACTAGCGCAGGCTGCACTATTACGGCGGCGGGGTTAATACTGACTCCGGCATTTCTGTATAAAAGCCTCGACGTTACGGCGTTCGTAGCGCACCACTTTCGCGCTGAACTTCACAGGGGCCAACGTAGAGCGGTGCCGGTGTTCTGTATTCCATTTACATAACGTTTTCTGTGTGATCCCCAGCTTCTGACATACCTCATCTGGAGTGAGAAGATCGTCGGGTTGCTCGGTCATACTACACCTCACTTGGTTTGGGTATGTTTACAAGTCGCTGCCAGATCACAGAGACGTATTTAGCCTGGTGTTTGGCGTCATCAAGCGCATTATGCATATCGCCGTCAAACGGAATATCGCGGCGCGGATTGATACCAATAGCACGTCCCAGTTCGACGATGGTTCTAACATCACGATCATTGCAGAATTTCCATAAGCAGGGGAGAAGCTCACGATCATAACTGGCACGTATAATTACGTTGTCAAATGTGGCGCCATTACCCCAAACCTGAACTTTATCAATATCGGTGTTATCTAGAATAAAGGTATTCAGCTTAATCAGTGCAGCTGAAATCGATATCGCATCCTTGTCGCAAATAGCCATTCGAGCCTCTTCGCTTTGCTGCATCCACCAAATAATCGTTTCAGGGTCAGGAACGGCACCACCATCTACAGCGCTTTTAAGACTGACTACGCGGTAAAATTTTGCTCCCAACTCGCCAGTTGAGGGCTCAAAAAAAACCGCACCGATGGAGACGATAGGGGCGTTTGGTTTATTACCCATAGTTTCGAGGTCGATCATTAAATGGTTCACGTTTAATATTCTCTTGTTAAGGCTGGTGGACTGGCTGGGGAATTTGGAAATCAGTCATCTTCATCAATAAAGTCTACCCACTCCCCATCATCAGGAACGCCTGGGCATAGCAGAGGGTTAGTTGCTGTCAACATTTCACCAGCTGCACCGCGACGTTGAGCTCGGCGTAGAACTTCATAAATTTCGAAAACTTCTGTGCGCTCGTCGCCAACATCCATCCCACATGCCAGAGTGTGAAACTCGGTAGTGAGGTCCTGTAGCTTTTGAAATAGTTCGGCTTTACTCACCTTTCACCTCCTGCGGGGCGGCTGCGAGCATGGCTTTGTACGCGCCTTTTGATGAGGGGTTCTTGGTGCCCATGAAATACAGCCACCCGGCATCAATCATCTCTTTTGTAGGCTCTTTCGGCACCATCACGTACCCCTCTGGAATTACCGGAGAGTTGCCAGCCTGACCGCACGCACAGCGAATGATACCCATTTCGCCGACCACCCACCCTTCATCACCGCACCGTTCACAGTTATGAATGCCCTCGATGGCCATAATGCGTTCATCGTCGGTGGGGCCTTCCTTCCGCCACACTTCACGCTCAGCCTTCAACGACAGAGCGAGATACTGCTCCATCGATGTTTTGGCCCCGGCGATAATTTCATCCAGCACATCGTCGGTAAGGTCTTTATCTGGAATCATCTCAATATATCCCCCACACTAATGAGCCCCTTGGCGGTCAAGTAGTCCATCGTTTCGCGTGGCAACTTACTGTCTGGATTGGCGTTTTTTAGCGAACGGACTAATCGCTTAATCCACATCGTTAATTCGTCCACTTGCCTGGTATCCTCATTGGTGAGGGTGCCAGCCTGGAGCATGGCGGCGCGGCAGGCGTTCCAAAGCGCTTCTTCATACATCCACGCTTTACCACCGCATGCCTGGCAGAGAATTTCGTAAACGCTGTCGGGGATATCTTCCGGCACTACCGGCGCTGGCTGCGCGTGGCGATAGAGCGGATCTTCAGCCATTAACTCTATTTCTCGTGCCAACTGGTATAGATGTGCGGCGTTAAATCTCGATTCACCACCAAATGGTCGCTCATTTTCAGCCAAGTATCTTAGTGCGGCTGGCACGGTTTTATCGCATCCGTTACCCCACGCCACCGGCTCGCTGTCCATTGCGGACAGCGCCATGCGGGCAAGTTCTCTGACAACCTCAGGCGGGGCATGCCTATCGTTCAGGTCATCCCACAAACGAACCATCTTATCGGTGTCGTCTTTGTGAACTTCGTCGTTAGTGCCTGCCAGCGCGGTAATAACTTCATCGGCAGCATCAATGATTTGCTGTGCCTGTTCTCTGGTTATGGTTGATTTGGTCATGGGCTATTCCTCCACGCTTATATCTACGGAAACTTTCATCTTCCCCGCGGTGACCTCAAAGCCAGTAACATCCGCATTTATCATGTATTCAGAGATAACCAGGGCGAGCAGTTTCAATTTTGCGTCAGTGCTGTTGCCGTTCAGTTCCTCAAGGAGTTCGATAACTGGCTCCATGTGTTCACCCATTTTCATCACTCAGCCTCCCCTTGATACTTTTCAAACCAGAACACTACCGGCGAGTTAGTTGGTTGAACCAGGCCGAATGATTCCGCTGTGCGGTAGCTTCTCGATGCTCGGCGAGTCACATCAACCTGGGTTGCAATACGATTGCGAAAATCCTCAACCGTGCTGCACATTTTGAACAGGTTGCAGGGGATGCATGCCGGAACCATGTTGCTGACCGTATCGTTTTCAGGCCTGTCCATTGCATAGCCGTTACTGATATTTCTTCGGACCGCGTCGACGTGGTCAGCGTGCCATTTATCGCCAAGCTCACAGCCACAGTAAGCGCAGCGGCCGCCAAACTTCATGCGCAATTCTGCGCGCTGATTTTCGGTCAGTGCCATCTACTCAGCCTCCCACTTGATGCCCTCGGCATTAAGCGCACGATGCAACTCCATCCGCACAGCGAGCAGAATCGCTTTCCGCTCTTCAACAGCAACCTCTGCGAGATAGTCTTCGAGCATTATTAGCTTCGGCATCTTCACGGTGACGGTGCGGGACACCATCTCGGCCAGCTGGCGCTCAGCCAATTCCGCGCGAGCATCAAGAGTCACGTTAGCAGCACAGAGTTTTTGCTCTGCTTCTTCCAGCTCGGCTATGCGCTTCTTAGCTTCCAGCAAATCCGAAACACCCTGTTTAGTGGTGAACATAAGTTGAATAGCCAGCGCCTTCCAGTTGACAGGCTGAAGCTGCCCACAACCATTTGGGCATGGCTCCGGTTCACTGTTACCAGTGGTAATTGTGTCTGCGGTAACACTGATGATGTTCTTCGTCTCAACGAACGAGCACTCACTGCAGCGCAATATGCCGGGAGCAATACCAGAAGACTCCAGTTCAGCAATCTTTGCCTGCTGATTTAATAGCGTGCGCCCGGCTATTAATAGCTGCCCTCTCGCCAATTCATTCTCGTTCCGTGTATTTTCCAGCGCCTCTACCAGCGCGAGGATGTTATCTGGCCCATCTGACAGGTCGTTAAATTCTTTGCATTCTTCGAGGTAGACAGTGATGGACATGCGATGGGCAACATAATCTTCGGTTGCTGCCTTAGCTCGCACAGCTGCAGCCTTCATACGCTGCGCCAGTTCGGTGATATCAATCATCGCTATCCTCCAGCACTAACTCGGTGTCGTCAGGTACCTGCAGCGTTAAGACCACGCTATAGCCGCGCTCATGCTGGCTATATGACGCAGGCCATGTAGGAAGAGGGGTTTCTTCATTGACCTGACCAGCGCCAATAGCCCAGCATCCCTCGTCCGTATAGCAGGCAATAACGAGCATCTCACCTTCAGATGATTTGAGGTGATAAACGCCAGGGTTGCTGTACATGCAGAGCTCTTCACGAATTGCGCCTTCGCACTCAAAAAGGTCATCACTGGCACCGTAAAATTTCAGTTCTTTCATGCTGCCACCCATTCGTTAACCAGCCAGATACCCAATGCTGAAAGAACGATAATTGCGATCAGCGCTATACCGTTCAGAATTAACGCCTTCCTAAGAGGGCGCTTGCTGAGGGATTCTGAGTTCATTTGCAAAGTTCCTCCCATTTTTTAATCAGACTCAACCTGGCTGCATTAATGCTGGTGGCATGATAGGTAACGCGAACTGTATGGCACCTTTTGGGGCACTTCAGCGCGCCATACCGCATGAAGGGGCTGTTACCATGCCAGGCGAATTGAGCTATTGCGCCACAAGTTGGGCATTTGAATTGGTTGGTATCTGTCATGCGGCGTCACTTTCTTCAGATGAAGCGCCATGATCATTTGACTGTTCACAATCAGCAGGCGCGGATGTTTCGTAGCGGAATTCCTGAAGAATCGACAGCACTTCAGCTTGCATGGCTGGTGGTACTTCAAAGATCAGACCGCCGCTGGTGGTTTCCTTGCATGACGCGATGATCTCCAGAAACTTCCGCGCCTTTCCTGCGTTGAATTGTGGCTTGGCGATGCTTTTGGTTACCTTCTTCTTCCCGGCTGCTTCTGCTTTTTTCATCAGCCTGGAAGCTTCACGATCAGCGTAAACACCATGTTCACGAGAAATGCTGATTGCGATGGCGTAGTTCATTGACCCATCGCGTACCAGCTTTTTGATATACGGGGTGCATTCATGTAGCTGGAGGTGTTGAAGGATATCGGACTCTGAGCGCTTAACCTTTCCGGCAATTTCTGACGGGCTCCACCCTTGATTCTGAAGGCGATGATATGCCGCGCCACGTTCAAGGGGAGTAAGTGCCAGCCCTTGCGAGCTTGTCACCATGAAAGCAATCTTATCTGCTTCAGTACCGACAAAATCTTTGCATTCAAGCCGCACAATGTCGTGGCCCATAGCGATAGCAGCGAGCGCACCGTGATAGCGGTGGTGACCGTCGATCACCTTCACACCACGCTCAGTAACTTCTACGGCCAGCGGCGGAATATATTCACCGGCGATAAACGCGTCGCGGAACTCATCGACATGCGCCTGATTCAGTTCGCGTACGTTGTAACCTTCTTCCGCATAAATTGAGGCGATCGGGACGTTGTAGGTTTTACGGGTAGTTAACCCGGATTCTTTATCGTTATACAGCTGGCCTAAGCTGGGCATATGGTCACCTTTTGAATTAGGGAGTGCTTCGCTATGCGCCCCACCTGGAGGCGCATAAAACAACACACGGAATGGATGGGTTAGATGGAGCCTTCGTAGATAGGCAGTTCTTCGCCGAGCTGGTTTTCCATATCGGTTACGATCTCCTGGAAGGCGTGCTCAATGATTTTTTTCGGCTCTATCAGCTCATACCAGAGGACTAACTGACCGTCGCGCAGGCGGTAGCGAATGCGCGCATCGATCTGGTACGGCGCGCCATTATGGAAAGGCGCGATTGCCAGGCTGATTTTTTCCGGGATTTGGGTATTACCGGAGCCGGACTTATCATCGCTGTACTGGAACTGACAGGTTCCATCCTGCAGGCGCTTAACCGACTTGAACTCTACCTTCCTGGTCTCCTGAAAGGCGAGTACCATTTCCAGTAGATCGGTACCGGATGGGCCTTTATAGTTATCGCTAATCGGCGCGACATTCTGGATGTTGTTTTCCAGAAACTCAGCAAAGTCGATCTGGTTCATCTTGCGGCCGTCAAACCCTATCCATGCTTTCCAGTCATCAGAGAATGGGCAGTCATACACTGCTTTGTGCATACCCCAGTGAGGGTTATCGGCGTCCTGGTGGAAGTCCAGCACCGCGACGATCTTCGTTTGGGTTTTATCAGCGAAAACAACAGAACGCGCATCACGGAATCGCTGGATATATGCGATTAGCGAACCGGGGGAAATCAGGTTTGTAGTCTGGCGAATACGAGACGGGGCAATCTGGAGGCTTTCGAGCGATTTGATATCGAAGCCATCCGGGACGACGACGGACGGGATGTCGGTATCAGTTTTCAGCGTTGCAGCAACCAGATCGCGGATGTCGTGCACGGCAGAGCATTCAATTTGAGACATTGAATAATTCCTTTAGATAGAGGTGTTGGGAAGAAAGGGGATTACTGGGCCAGCTTAATAGGCGCAGCTTGTGGCGCTTGTTCGATAACTTTCAAATCCATCTGAACTTGCGCCGGGTCATCACGCAGCAGATCGCCATCAGCGGTAGAGAACATGATGGTATCGGCGCGGTCCAGTTCCGGGATAGTGCGGGTTACTTTTGGCGTGACCTTCATGGTGTTTTCGTCACGGGTATTCAGCATTGAACAGTTAAGGGTAAGGGTCACAGCTCCCTTTTTACCCGTTTCACGTACAGCCTTGATGACTTCGGCCAGCGCTTCGGTCAGTTCGGCATCGAGGGTGCCTTTGTTGATGTACGCCAGCTGCTGGCTAAACGGCGTGGTATTTTTGGTTTCGGACATAATTATCTCCAGTTATCAGCAAGGATCGCCTTTCTGGGTAAGAAGCCTGTACAGCCAGCTCTGCCGCCAGAATCGAACGAATGATTTGGGGTTGCGAACAGCTTGCACACCACGAGGGACGCGCATCAGGTCGCCATACTGAAAATTAACGTTACGGAAGGTCATATAAATCACCGAATGATGAGGTGTCCGGCAGGAGTTGAACCCGCGCTGGGTTGGGCATCCCAGCCAACACCGGAAGCGGACACATTGAATAAAAAGGGCGGTTACCCATCAGAACATTATCCTCTTCCTCCTGTTTGATTGGTGGAAGACTAGATAGCCGCCAAAATAAGCTGTTAAGCGATGTATTCGATAATTTCAGCGCCGTCTAAGTCCCAGTAACCTGAACAGCGGTGCTCCCTGTCTAACCCAAAAGCGCAAAGGTGATAATCCCGGTCCGCAGATACAGCCGGGTCTATGTCCACGTTGAACGGGTCACATTCGACGATAGAGCCATTGGGCAGGCGGAAAACTACGGTCGGGCGGACGACTCGCAGATGGAAGCGATGCGCTTCATCCCAGCCGATAGCCTCAATTGCGGCATAACGCCATTCGTCGGCCTTATCAGCTGCTACTTCAGCGCTAGCGCAATTGTGGAACGGGAAGTATTTAATTTCGGTATTACCGTTTAAAACTACTGCGTAACATGAAGACATGCGCTTACCCTCACTGATCGTTATGCGGATGCTGGTGGATTTAGCCCAACCCCCTCACATGGAAGAGGCTGGAATAAATCATTTTGCGCTTGCACACTTCCCCTGCCAGTGTTCCCCGTTCACGCACGATTGATATCGTGGCTAACCCTCACACCGACCGGATCGCACCCGGTGATACGTCGCATTAAAGCGCAGGGGTCTAAACAGGTTTCATGTGCTGTTCCGACTTTGCTGATTGTTAAAGAGCGGTATTGCTTCAGCGGACCCCTGTCGTAACGTTTACGGTTGGGTATCTGTCCGCCGTTGATGTGCTTAATGTAGGATATCCAACATTAAGGTGTCAAGAATGTATGTAGGATAACCAACATATTTTGTTTGGGCGCAAAAAAACCGAGCTATTGCTCGGCTTATTGGAAGGGAAGGGGATTAGAAATCCATTATGACTTGTTTAACCAAACCTACGATTGTGCAATTTTCACCACATTCTATGGCTTTGTAGTTTGGGTTTAGTGGTATCAAATATCTATGAGGCCAGTCTTCGACAAACTTTTTCAAAGTTGCTTCATGACCACCATCAAGATACGCGACAACTATTTTTCCATTTAGAGCCTCAATATCCATGATATCTGGCTCTACGATGATCACCGAATCCTCTGGTATTGATGGAGCACCTGATGGGTTTGTCATTGAATCGCCACGTACCCGTAAAGCAAAGGCACCATCAGAAACTAATGCAGTGGTATAAACCCATTCCTTTGCATCGTCAGCTCGAATGCCTGGATCAGTTCTTGTCCACGAACCGGCTTGCACCCACGATATTAGCGGAACTTCTTTTACATTAAATATTTCAGGCTTCAGGTTGAGCTTAGGTTTTGGATCGCCTTTACCTGATACAAGCCAGAGCGGGTCGCATTGAAGCGCCTTAGCTAATGACTGAAGGTTTGCACCGTTCGGTTGATAGTCGTCCTTTTCCCATCCCGTAACCGTGACACGATTCACACCAGCCATCTCCGCTAGTGCCTGCTGCGTCAACTTAAGTTCTTTCCGCCTTTGGCGGATACGGTCGCTCATGTTCATCATGTAGGCAATCCTACCACTTTTGTTATGTAGGATTCTTGACATCGTTATGTTGGATATCCTACATTAAGTCTAAATTAAACCGTCGGAGAACAAACATGAGGAAATCCGAAGTTATTAATTATTTCGGAGGTGTCTGTAAAACCGCATTAGCTCTTGGGATTAAGCATCCGTCAGTATCCGAATGGCCGGAAATAATTCCCGAAGTTAGAGCTTATCAGGTTGAAAAAATCACCAACGGGCGTTTGAAGTTTGACCAGTCGCTTTATCAAAATTCTACTGATTCAGCCGCGTAAACGTAACTACCAAAGGATATTCAATATGGTAGAGCAAAGTCTCAAAGAAGTTGTGAAAGCAATGTGTAAGGCATATCCAGGGGGACGCGAAGCAATGGCTGGCGCTCTTGGGATGACAGTTACTCAGTTCAATAACAACCTGTACGAAAAAAACGGGTGCCGCTTCTTTGAGGTCGCAGAGTTGGAAGCGATGGAAGACATTTCCGGTACGTCAGAACTTGCCGACTATTTTGCAAAAAGACGCGGTGCATTGCTGGTGGATGTACCCAAGCTCGAAGAGCTTGATCAGGTCGAGCTTTTCAATAAAGCCATGAAAACAGCTGCTATGCGTGGTCATGTTGATCAGGTCATCAATATTGCCTTGGAAGACGGGGTCATTGATGAGTCAGAGGCAGCAGAAATCCGTCATTACCACCGAAAACACCTCTCTGCTCGTGAAGAAGAAGTGAAATCCATCCTGGCTGTTTTTGGGCGGCGAAAACCGAAGCGAGAGTAGCCCCAGACAGGCTCACCATGTAAGCAGGAGGGCCAGTGTATCAGGACGAAAATATCTACGTGACTATGCCCACGGTTTTTTCTCGTGAGGATGCCCCGTGGATTAAAGAGCAGTTAGCAACACTCCCGGCAGGTATGCGGGAAAAAATCGCGATGGCGTATGCGCAGGCGTACCAGGAAGCGTTCGACGCTGAACCGGTGTCATTCCGGCAGCAGAACGCAGCGCGCCGGACGGCAAATCGCCGATTGCGAGAGTTTTGCACGAGGTATACCCCAGCGGTCAGGGGATATACGTCGCTCCCACCCAGGGTTTGATTTTCTGAATCCGGGTTGGGGGAAAGGGGGAGGTGTTGGGTTTTAGCCCGAAGGGCTGGAACAGCTTTACCAGAAGAGAACGATCTAACAGATAGATCACTGTATGGGGTTAAAAACGTCGCTTGGAAGTTCAGACGTTTAGCCATCCAAAAGGAGTCTAAAAATGATTTATTCAGACGCTAACGAAAAATGGGCCCCGGTGCCGATTGAGCTTTATTCAAAAGCCTACGAAGTAAGCAATCTTGGACGGGTTCGCAGCATTCCACGTCTGGCTAACTCTGAATATTTTATTCGTCAAATTCACGGCGGTTTTCTGAAAGGCCGTATCCGCAAAGACGGTACCAAAACCGTTACGTTGTCGGTTCAGCGCCAGCGCGCGAAGTTTGTGATTGCCGAACTGGTGGCTATGGCTTTCGGGGAGGCAAATGCTAATGCTTAATATCCAACCTCGCGAGAAACAGATCGTAGCGCTCAACATGCTGCGCAGTGCATGGAAGCAGAACAATTCGTTCATGCTCTATGCTCCGGTAGGCTTTGGTAAAACAGCAATTGCAGCGCTGATCACTGACGGGTTTGTAAGCCGCGAGATGCGCGTAATGTTTGTCGCGCCTTACACCGTTCTACTGGACCAGACCGCCGCACGATTCATGGAATATGGTCTTCCTGGTGAAGAGATCAGTTATGTATGGCGCGACCACCCGTCATATAACCCGACCGCACTCATTCAGATTGCCAGTGCTGATACGCTTATTCGTCGTGAATTCCCGGACAATATCGACCTTCTGATCGTTGATGAAGCCCACCTGAAACGCAAAAAACTGCTGGAAGTTATCGACAACCTTACCCGCAATACTGCTACGAAGGTGATCGGTCTGTCCGGTACTCCGTTCGCTAAGTTCCTGGGTAATTATTATCAGCGCCTAATCAAACCGACGACGATGAAAGAACTGATCGCCATCGGTGCTTTGAGCAAATATGAATTCTATGCGCCGTCGCATCCTGATCTTTCGCAGGTGGAAACATCTTACGTAGCTGGCTATGGCAGCGACTACAAAGAAGGCCAGCTCAGCAAAGTGATGAGCGAAGCCAAGCTGGTTGGCGATATCGTGAAAAACTGGCTTGAGAACGGTGAAGACCGCCCGACGATTTGTTTCTGCGTTGATGTCGCTCACGCCAACTATGTAACGGTTGAATTTGCCAGTGCCGGGGTGACGGTTGAAGTCATGACGGCAAGCACACCCCATGACGAACGCCAGCTAACGATCCGCCGCTTTGAGCAGGGCATCACCAAAATCATCATTAACGTCGGCGTATTGGTAGCTGGGTTCGATAGTGATGTTCGCTGCATCATCTTTGCCCGCCCAACCAAAAGCGAAATGCGGTGGATTCAGATTCTGGGCCGTGGCCTGCGTGCTGCCCCTGGTAAAGATCACTGTCTCATCTTCGACCACACAGGGACCGTTAATAAGCTGGGCTATCCCGACGATATTGAATACGACTATCTCCCTTCATCCTCTGATGGCATGGAAGACGCGCCGCAAAGAGCCGTAAAAAGCGAAGAAGCTGAAAAGTTGCCGAAAGAATGCAGCCAGTGTCACTACGTCAAACCCGCTGGAATTTACATCTGCCCGAAATGCGGCTTTAAGCCACTGGCCGGGGAAGATGTTGAAACTGACAAATCCCGTGGGCTGAAAAAGGTAAGCAAAGCGGAAGTTAAATACACCGCCGAACAGAAGCAATCCTGGTGGTCTCAGATTCTATTTTACCAGCGCACCCGCGCAGCGCAGGGACGCCCGGTCAGTGATGGCTGGTGTGCGCATACCTACAAACAAAAATTTGGCATATGGCCACGGGGGCTACACCACACCCCGCAGCAAATCACACCTGAAGTAACGAATTTCATCAAATCAAAACTGATCGCCTTTGCGAAGAGAAAAGAGAAACAAGGGGAAGCTGCATGAATACCAAGCAAGCTGCAATGGGCCGCTGGTCTGAGATTTTCGAATACTACGGACTGCCAGCCATCACGGGTAAGAATCATTTTAAAGGTGAGTGCCCGCTATGCGGACGCAAAGGCAAGTATCGCTGCGACAACAAGAACGGCACCGGTTCATACATTTGCGTATGTGGTTCTGGTGATGGCTGGTCCCTGTTGGCTGGTTTTACTGGCAAAGAATTTAAGGTACTTGCTGCTGAAGTGGATCAGATCATCGGCAACGAGTACACAGCTGACCGCACCAGAGTAAACCCGGTACGCACAACGCTGGCGCAACAGCGTGAGAAAGTCAGCCGGAAGTTTGCAAAGCTCACCCCGCTTCGCGGTACCGGGGCAGATAGTTACCTGAAAGGGAGAGGCATTAACTCCCTTCCTGTTGAGAGCGTCAGATACTGCGACAAACAGCCAGTTGATGGGAAAAACTTGCAAGCTATTTACGCCCTGGCAACTGATGACCGTGGCGAACTGTGTTACCTGCATCGCACCTTGCTGGATGGAGATAAAAAGGCGCAAGCAGGTGGCGCAGCCAAGAAGATGATGAAGCTGCAGGAAGATAGCTATCTGGAATTTGCCAAGTCCGTTGCTATTCGCATGTTCCCTACGTCCTCCACGCTGGGTATTGCAGAAGGTATCGAAACGGCTTTGGCCTGCCATCAGATCACTAAGTGCAATACCTGGGCGACGATGAACACTGCATTTATGAAGAAGTTCCGTGTTCCTGCTGGGGTAAAGAACCTCATCATTTTTGCTGACGCAGACGCCAACGGTGCAGGTCATGCTGCTGCTTTTGAATGCGCAGCCGCGAATCTCCATGCAAAGAACGATCTGGAAAGCGTCTCCGTTCGCTGGCCTGCACAGGGTGACTTTAACGATCTGCTGCTTAACGGTTCAGAAGTTTTCGAATGGGTATTTCACCGGGGGATGAAGCAGTGAAGAAACCAGCCAGGCAAAAAGTGAAAGTGTACAAACCTAAAAAATGCCCTCAGTGCGGCGAGACTTTCACACCAGTACGCAACCTGCAAAAAGTATGCGGTCCTCTTTGTGCTATCGCCCACAACCGGGCGCTGAAAGCCAAAAAAGCAGAGGCAGAAAGAAAGGACAATCTGAAGATGCGCAAAAAGGCGCTTCAGTCTCGTGGTGACTTTATCAAGAAAGCTCAGACCGCTTTCAATGCGTTTATTCGTGAACGTGATGAGGGGAAGCCGTGCCCGTCCTGCGGAACGTATCACCCCCCGATGATCTTCGGTGGGCAGTGGGATTGCGGTCACTTCATGGGGGTAGGTGCCCGTCCTGAACTGCGCTTTGAAGAGAAGAACGCATATCGGCAGTGCAAAGCCTGCAATGGTGGCTCAGGCCGTTTCGCTGCGAAGAATGCGACCGTTCACGCTCGTTACCGTGAAACCCTGATCCAGTGGTTCGGGTTGTCGCTGGTGGAATGGCTGGAAGGCCCACACGAGGCGAAGCATTACACAAAAGAAGACCTGGAAGAAATAGCGGCTAAATACCGCCGTAAAACCCGCGAACTGAAAAAGCAGAGGGCTGCATGAATTACGAACTTATCTACTGTGATCCGCCGTGGGAATACGGCAACCGAATCAGCAACGGTGCAGCCTGTAATCATTACAGCACAATGGGAATTGATGAGCTGAAGTGTCTCCCTATTCGTAAGCTGGCTGCTGAAAACGCTGTGTTAGCGATGTGGTACACCGGCACCCATAACCGAGAGGCTGTAGAACTGGCTGAATCATGGGGTTTCCGGGTCAGAACGATGAAAGGCTTCACCTGGGTAAAACTGAACCAGAACGCCGCTGACCGTTTCAATAAAGCACTCAGTGGCGGCGAGCTGGTGGACTTCAATGATCTGCTTGAAATGCTTGATCGTGAAACCCGCATGAATGGCGGAAACCATACGAGAAGCAATACAGAGGATGTACTGATAGCCACCAGGGGAACCGGGTTAATTCGCGCCAGCGCTTCGGTAAAACAGGTTGTTCATACCTGCCTTGGTGAGCACAGCGCCAAACCGTGGGAAGTAAGGAACCGACTGGAGCAATTATACGGCGATGTGAAACGGATAGAACTATTCGCTCGGGAAGAATGGAAAGGATGGGACCGCTGGGGAAATGAATGCAACAACAGCGTCGAAATTATTACCGGACAGATTAAAGAGGTGAACCATGCAGCGTGATATTCAACTGGTATTAGAACGATGGGGAACCTGGGCTATTAGTGAAGGCTCTCAGGTTGACTGGTCACCAATCGGGGCTGGATTTAAAGGTCTTCTGTTAAATACGTCGAAATCTCGTGAATCATGCTGTGACAATGACGGGCTGATCGTCGATGCGGCAGTGGGAATGCTTAAGCGAGCAGGGCGGGAAGACGAATTAAATCTGGTGATGTTGCATTACATGCATAACGTTTCTAAATCGACTATTGCCCGGTGGGAAAAATGTTCTGAAGGGAAAATACGCAACCGCTTAATGATTGCCGAAACGTTTATAGATGCCTGCATCATTATGACGGGAGCCAAATTAGAAATGGATGACTGGACTCATAAAAGAGAAGTAGAGAAAGTTGCATAAAAGGCTATTCGTTACGAATTTTATATATTAATGTGTTAAGAGTGGTCACTTAGACACGAACTTAAATATTACAGAACCTCGCCAAATGGCGGGGTTTTTTATAATTTAATAGATAGTTCTTGCTGGATAAATGAACCAGAGTTATCTGTATGTCACGCCAAATAAATAAGGTAAAAGACATGCTAAACCAGCAAGATATGACGGAAACGGCAAAGGCTGTTTTCAATGAGTTAAGCGATAAACCGGCTACTGCTGGAGAAATTGCACAGAATACCCACCTCAGCCGCGAACGCTGCCAGCTCATACTTACGCAGTTAGTAATGGCGGGGTTATCTGATTATCAGTTCGGATGTTATAAGCGCCCCCAGTAATGGGGGCTTTTTGCTGTGGAAATGGGCGGCTGGTGGGTGTTGACGCACCCTACCAGCCATTAGCTCATGCTTTCTGGTCACAAGCTAACCAAGGCCCACTGCTTTAGCGCAAAAGCAAAGTGAGCCTATCAGAGTTACGCTTACTGATCTATGAAAAATACTGTAAAAATATCCAGTGTTGAGTTGGTCAACGCTGATAGCCTGCACTACATCGCCACTCTCCCGGACAACTCCATTGATTTAATCGTTACGGACCCGCCTTACTTCAAGGTGAAGCCGAACGGTTGGGACAATCAGTGGAAAGGGGATGAGGACTATTTACGCTGGCTTGATAGATGTCTGGCCGAGTACGCACGAGTGCTCAAACCTGCGGGAAGCCTCTACCTGTTTTGTGGCCACCGTTTGGCCTCAGATATCGAGGTCATGATGCGGAGTCGATTCAATATTCTGAACCACATCATATGGGCTAAACCTTGGGGCCGATGGAACGGGTGCAATAAAGAAAGTTTGCGTGCGTATTTCCCCTCAACGGAACGGATTTTGTTTGCTGAGCATTACCTTGGGCCGTACACAGGGAAAGAAAATGCTTACGAAAATAAAAGCACTGAACTCAAACAACACGTGATGGCACCGTTGATTGAATACTTCCGTGATGCTCGTGATGCTCTGGGCGTAACAACAAAAGAAATAGCTGCGGCGACCGGGAAGAAAAACATGGCCTCCCACTGGTTTGGGCTGAGTCAGTGGTCATTACCGAATGAAGCGGATTATCAGAAGCTACAAACGTTATTCACACGTATAGCGATTGAAAAGCACCTTAAACAGAAGCTTGAGCATCCGCATCATCAGCTGGTGGCTACCCACCAGTCTCTAAACCGGAAATATTCAGAGTTGCTCGAAGAGTATAAGACGCTACGGCGTTACTTCTCGGTTTCCGCCGCTGTACCGTATACCGACGTATGGATGCATAAGCCAGTTCAGTTTTACCCAGGCAAACACCCATGCGAAAAACCCGCTGACATGCTAAGGCAGATTATCAACGCTAGTAGTAAGCCAGGCGACATTGTAGCCGATTTCTTTATGGGCTCTGGTTCTACAGTAAAAGCAGCAATGGAACTGGGCCGCCGCGCTATTGGTATTGAACTCGAAACTGAACGCTTCATGCAGACGGTTAGCGAGATAGAAAAGATTAATAAAACATAAACGGTCACCACCTTCCCAACTGCTGTGGTGTCCACCCAATTCAGGCTTCGGGATTCACTTCTTACCTTCACTTTTACATAAGAGCCCGAAAGCCTGAACTTAATTCCCCTCGTTCTGAGAGGACCTACAGCAATAAGAGGGGGCTAAATGTCTGATCCTTTAACTGGTACCGGCCTGATTTTTGGCGGTGGGCTAATTGGTTCCGTTGTGTATGGCGTCATCACTCATACCGATTTTGGTGTGGTGTTTGGTGCATTCGGCGGGGCTGTATTTTATGTGGCAACGACTGCAAACCTGACGCGAGGGAAGCAAGTAGCTTACTTCATGACGTCGTTTATTGTCGGTGTCCTGGCCGCTGGACTATTAGGATCAAAATTTACTGCCTGGACAGGCTATACAGACCGACCGTTAGATGCGCTCGGAGCGGTGGTGGCATCGGCTATCACTATTAAGGTCCTGACTTTTATCAACAGTCAGGACCTGAGCAGCCTGTTTGGATTACTTTCCCGATTAAGGGGAGGAGGTTCAAGTGGTAATAAATGACCCAGCAGCGTTGGTCAACGCGGTGACATGTGCCGTTATAGTCTGCGCATTGATGTTTTATCAGCGACGCGGTGCCAGGCATCGGCCTTGTATCTCGATTCTTGCTTACTTGCTGGTGTTGATTTACGCGAGCATACCCTTCCAATTTATCTTTGGTCTTTACGTTCAGTCCCACTGGCTGGTGGTGCTAGCGAACGTGATGATATGCGCCGCCGTGCTGTGGGCACGGGGTAACGTGGCGCGTCTAGTCGATACACTGAGGCACTAATGAATCAAACACAATTCCAGAAGGCGGCTGGCATCAGCGCCGGGTTAGCTGCACGCTGGTTTCCGCATATCGATGCTGCGATGAAAGAATTTGGCATCACTTCAGCTATCGACCAGGCAATGTTCATTGCTCAATGTGGCCATGAAAGCCTCGGATTTAACAGGGTGGTGGAGAATTTCAACTATAGCATTGCGGGGCTTGCTGATTTTGTGCGTTACGGAAGACTAACGCAGGACCAGGCCAATTCCCTCGGGCGCCCCCAGTCGGAAACAGTCTTGCCTCTTGAACGCCAACGTGCAATCGCCAACCTTGTATATAGCAAGCGATTAGGTAACAACGGGCCGAATGACGGCTGGCTTTACCGCGGGCGTGGACTCATCCAGATTACCGGACTGTTGAATTATCGCGACTGCGGTGGCGGTCTTAAAGTCGATCTGGTGGTTCAGCCACAACTACTGGAGCAGGCGTCTTATGCGGCTCGCAGTGCTGCCTGGTTCTATTCGTCAAAAGGTTGTTTGCGCTATCCGGGTGATCTGGTTCGGGTCACGCAGATTATCAACGGCGGACAGAATGGCATCAATGATCGACGCGTTCGCTTCCTTAAAGCCAAATCAGTACTGGTGGTGTAATCATGGGATTTGAAACTATTGCTGGAATCATTGTTGTCATCCTGGGTGCTATTGCGGCGGCATTTGGGTTAGGCCATTCACGCGGAACCAGCAAAGCGGAAGCCAAAGCCGAACAGCAGCGAGCCGAAGTTAACGCCGCTGCTACCGTCGCTGCGGCAGAACGTAAGGCGGAAGTCACGAAAGGGGCCAGCGATGTACAGGAAGATGTTAAGCGTATGGGCGATGACGATGTTGATCGCGAGCTGCGCGAAAGATTTACCCGCCCCGGCAGTCGTTGATACCTCCTGCTACTGGGTAAAAATCATTTACCTCACTGAGCACGATGTCGACGTGCTGGATAAGCAGACCAAGCGCGACATTCTGGCGCATAACAAATCAGTGTTGGCTAATTGTCCAAATCTTAACCCCACTCAGGGATAAATCAGCCATCATCCTCGCTATGGTATAAAACCATTTAGCCAGGGTAGGATAATGCCTCAATTCAAAAGGGAAGGTGAAAATGAAGAAGCTGATTATTGTTTTAGGTCTCATTTTGTTAGCAGGTTGTGCAACTGTAGGTAAGGATTTCTCTGAGAGCGATGTTGCATCGCTCCAGAAAGGCGTGACAACCGAGCAGACCGTACTAGCCACGTTTGGCAAGCCAGCGACAGTTACGGCTGATTCGGAAGGTAATAAGGTCTATACATGGACTTACGCCCACGCAACAGCGTTTAGTGTCGGGCAGGGCAAAACGTTAGTCGTGAAGTTGAATAAAGAAGGGATTGTTGATTCTTATGTGGTCAGTAAGACGCAGCCTTAAATTCAGCACATAAAAGAAGAGCCTCGCATATGCGGGGCTTTTTTATATGTTCATAATTAAGAGGTAAGAGATGGCAGAAATCACTTCATCGCAACAAATCCGCCTGGATATCATCAAGAAAGTTAACTACGACACCGCAGCGGCTAAACTGGCCATTGATTGGGTCGGAGACAGTGATTTGAAGTTTGAGCTATTTACCGACTCTTTCGATCGTGTCTACACCGAAAGCGAGCCTGTATCGAAAACCCGAAAAGCTATCCAGGAAGCGACCGAAGCTCTGGCTCTTTTTGATATCGAACAGACCAACTGAAGGCATTACAGGAGCCCTTCGTATCGCGAGGGGCTTTGATAATACCAATGGTTATCATTTGCAGTTTTCGAATGGAATGAATAGGTTTTTTGGACGTCTAAACGTCTATTTGTGTCTTTTGGGGGGTCATGGTGAAAATGATAATTATTATCATTTGACGGGTCCTCCCAGGAAGGAGGCATGCCACGGGGCGGCGGACGCGCGGAAAACGGCTAGTTTTCTAATTTCATAGTCATCATCATCATGTGCGCAGGTTATTGATTATCCAGATGACGGGTTTTCAATGATGTCGATTTGTATAAAAAGTGCTCACCATCATGGACCAGGAAATTGCTGCTTTAAAACTCAATATCAATCAGCTTGCTGGGATTACTGGCGTACATCGCCAGACGGTAGCAGCCAGGCTTAAAAATGTCAGTCCAGCTCAGGGAAGCAACAGTAAACTTAAGTTGTATCTCGTCACCGATATTCTGACCGAGTTAATGATCCCCACTGCTTCGACGTCGAATCTTGAAGACATGACGCCACCTGATCGCCTCGCACACTGGAAAGCTGAAAACGAGCGATTGAAATTTGAAGTGGATACAAAGCAACTTATCCCCGCAGAAGATGTGGCTCGTGAATTTTCATTGATGGCGAAAGCCGTTGTCATGGTACTCGAAACACTCCCGGACATTCTTGAACGTGACTGTGCACTTACGCCGGTTGCGGTATCACGCGTTCAAAGCGTGATTGATGACCTGCGCGATCAGGTCGCCCAAAAAGTAATGGACGCCGAACCAGAGGAGGATGAGCCAGAGGAGGACTGATGGAAAAACGGGCATCTGCCAAGGGTATCCGCCGAGATATCTCCGGTATTTTACGTGCCCCGCGTCGTATGCAGGTGGCAGATGCGGTTAGCTCATTTATGCGTGTGCCGATGGGAGCGGGTAACTCTGTACCATGGGACCCCAAACTAGCCCCTTATATTATTGAACCGATGAATTGCTTGGCATCTCGTGAATATGATGCTGTGGTGTTTGTTGGGCCAGCAAGGACTGGGAAAACGATTGGCCTGATTGATGGCTGGATTGTCTATAACATCGTTTGTGATCCCGCAGACATGTTGGTCATTCAGGTGTCAGAAGAGAAAGCACGTGAACACTCAAAGAAACGTCTCGATCGTACATTCCGTTGTAGCCAGGAAGTGAAATCACGTCTCAGCCCTCGTCGTAATGATAACAACGTTCACGACCGTACTTTTCGGGCCGGTAACTATCTGAAGCTTGGCTGGCCGTCCGTAAACATTATGTCGTCGTCAGATTATAAAAGCGTGGCTCTGACAGATTATGACCGCTTCCCCGAGGATATTGACGGGGAGGGTGACGCCTTTTCCCTGGGTTCAAAACGTACCACTACTTTTATGTCCAGCGGGATGACCCTGGTTGAGAGCTCTCCTGGCCGCGATATTCGCGACACCAAATGGCGGCCAACTACTGCGCATGAAGCACCGCCGACCACCGGCATTTTATCGTTGTTTAATCGAGGTGACCGCCGTCGACTTTACTGGCCCTGTCCGCATTGCGGAGAATATTTCCAGCCTGAAGTAGCCAATATGGCTGGGTATCGTGATTCCCCTGATCCTGTTCTGGCAAGTGAATCTGCTTATCTCCAGTGCCCATCATGTAAAGACAAGATTACACCGGATATGAAACGTGACCTTAACATTCGTTCAGTCTGGCTACGTGACGGGGAAAAAATAGATCGTGATGGAAATAAATATGGTGAGCCACGTCGTTCGCGTATTGCATCGTTTTGGATGGAAGGGCCAGCGGCGGCATACCAGACGTGGGCACAGATGATATACAAATTCCTGACCGCCGAGCAGGAATATGAGACGACACAGAGTGAAGAAACGCTAAAAACGGTGGTCAACACCGACTTTGGGAGGCCCTATTTACCCCGTGCCAGTATGGAACAGCGTAAAAGTGAACTGCTGGAGCAGCGAGCGGAAGACGTGCCAAAACGTTCAGTACCGGACGGCGTTGAATTTATGATTGCGACTGTCGACGTGCAGGGCGGCAAGTCCCGCCGTTTCGTTGTGCAGATTACCGGATATGGTGCGCAGGGCGAACGTTGGGTGATTGACCGCTACAACATCCGGCAGTCGTTACGGGCCAGTGAGCACGGAGAATGCTTCCCCATTGATCCGGCTAGTTACCCGGAGGACTGGGATTTACTTCTTTCTGATGTGTTTGAAAAGTCTTGGGCCTTATCAAGTGACCCGTCAAAACGAATGCGGCTCATGGCGATGGCAGTCGATTCAGGCGGCGAGGATGGTGTCACCGATAATGCCTACAAGTTCTGGCGTAAATGTCGACGGGATGGGCTGGGTAAAAAGATTTACCTCTTCAAGGGAGATAGTGTCCGACGATCAAAACTGATTACCCGCACTTTTCCCGATAACACTGACAGATCAACCAGACGCGCAAAAGCAGCTGGTGATGTGCCTCTTTACCTTCTTCAGACCGATGCACTGAAAGACCAGGTTAATAATGCCCTGTGGCGTGAATCACCTGGGCCTAACTATGTGCATTTCCCGAAATGGATCGGCAGCTGGTTCTACGATGAACTGACCTATGAGGAGCGTTCACCCGATGGAAAATGGAGCAAACCGGGCCGAGGTCCGAATGAAGCCTTCGATCTGCTCGTTTATGCCGATGCGCTGGTCATATTGCACGGGTACGAAAAGATCAAATGGCCGGATGCGCCTGAATGGGCGAAGCGGACAACATGGATCGAAGAGAGCACGCCGGAAACTGGCAAAGTGTCATCCACGTTACCTGCAAAAACGACCCATAGCAGGAAAAAACGGAAGGCTAATCAGCCCAATGTTGAAAACAATCCATGGACCACATCATCAGGAGGCTGGGTATGAAACAAACCGATATTGAAGCCATTATCCAGCGTTATACCGATGCGGAAATAGCGGTACTGGATGGGAAGTCTATAACATTCAACGGACAGCAGATGACGCTCGAAAATCTGTCCGAAATCCGCAAGGGGCGTCAGGAATGGGAGCGTCGTCTTGCTTCTCTGCTGGCTCAACGTAACGGGCGACCCGGTTATAAACTCGCGAGGTTTCCATGAGCCTGTTAGATGATGCAATTGGCGTTTTTTCCCCAGGATGGAAAGCTGCGCGGTTACGTTCGAGAGCAATGATTCAGGCTTATGAAGCGGTTAAGCCCACTCGTACGCATAAGGCCCGCAGGGAAAACCGTTCAGCTAATCAGCTTAGCCAAATGGGGGCTGTATCCCTCCGCGAGCAAGCGCGCTGGCTGGACAACAACCACGATCTCGTTATCGGCGTATTCGATAAGCTTGAAGAACGGGTGGTCGGTGCAAAAGGAATTATTGTTGAGCCCCACCCGGTACTTAATAGCGGAAAAATAGCGAAAAAGTTGGCTGAACAAATCAGAACTAAGTGGGCTGAATGGTCTGTTAGTCCTGAGGTCACGGGGCAGTTTACTCGCCCGATGCTTGAGCGGTTGATGCTCCGAAGCTGGCTCAGAGACGGGGAGATTTTCGCACAGATGGTAAATGGCTCTGCTCAGGGGCTTGAGCCTGTAGCTGGTATTCCTTTCTGGCTTGAAGCGTTGGAAGCTGATTTTGTGCCGATGACTAATGATGAGTCCAATCAACTTTGTCAGGGAGTTTATGTAGATAACTGGGGGCGTCCGAAAAAATACTTAGTATATAAAAGTCTACCTGTGACAGGCCGTCAAATGGATACGAAAGATATAGATGCCGGGAATATGCTGCATCTGAAATTTACACGTCGGCTTCATCAGACCCGAGGAACCTCACTTCTTTCTGGTGTACTCATGCGTCTCAGTGCACTGAAAGAATACGAGGATGCTGAGTTGACGGCGGCGCGTATTGCTGCCGCTCTCGGGATGTACATCAAAAAAGGGGACGGGCAAAGTTTTACGGATGAAGAAAGCAAAGACAATCGAGAAGTGATGATTGAACCAGGGATTATCTATGATGATCTTCTTCCTGGCGAAGACATCGGGATGATCAAATCTGACAGACCTAACCCTAATCTTGAGACTTTCAGAAATGGCCAGCTGCGTGCTGTAGCTGCCGGTTCTCGCCTCAGCTTCTCCAGTACCGCCAGAAACTACGATGGGACATACAGCGCCCAGCGGCAGGAACTGGTTGAGTCGACGGATGGATATCTGATCCTTCAGGACTGGTTTATCGGCGCAATAACCCGGCCAATGTACCGTAACTGGTTAAAAATGGCGGTGACATCTGGCGAAATTCAGCTGCCGCGCGGGTTGAATATGACGTCTCTTTACACTGCTGTTTATTCCGGCCCAGTCATGCCATGGATAGATCCAGTTAAAGAGGCTAATGCCTGGAAAATGCAAATCCGGGGTGGTGCTGCAACTGAATCTGACTGGGTTCGAGCTAGTGGGCGTAATCCCGACGATGTGAAACGCCGCCGTAAGGCAGAAGTCGATGATAACCGAGAACTTGGACTGGTGTATGACACCGACCCAGCGAATGATAAAGGAGGCACCAGTGCCGAAGACAAAAAACAGGACGCCACGACGTCCGAAAGCCAGCGCAAAAAGTAATTCGTGGTTTCGTATGCAGGCCAGTACTGAAAACGAAGCAGAGATATATATCTACGATGAGATCGGTTACTGGGGAGTCACAGCTAAACAGTTTGTTAGTGACCTGAAGGCTCTTGGCGACCTTACCCATATTAACCTTCATATCAACTCTCCCGGTGGCGATGTCTTTGATGGCATCGCCATTTTTAATGCCCTTAAACATCATGGCGCTTCAATCACCGTTCATATCGATGGCCTGGCAGCGTCCATGGCTTCTGTCATTGCCATGGTGGGTAACCCGGTAATCATGCCTGAAAATACCATGATGATGATTCATAAGCCCTGGGGTTTTGCTGGTGGAGATGCCAACGATATGCGTGACTACGCAGAGCTTCTGGATAAGGTTGAATCTGTTCTTATCCCAGCTTATGCAGAGAAAACGGGTAAGACCCCCGATGAAATAGCGGCGATGCTGGAAGATGAAACCTGGATGGACGGCAAAGAATGCGTAGCAATGGGTTTCGCCGACCAAGTAACTCCCTCTCTTCAGGCAATGGCCTATATCCAGTCTAAACGTATTGAGGACTTTGAAAAGATGCCAAAAAGTATTCGCAACATGGTAACACCGCCGCGAGCTACCACTCAGCGCGATCCCCAGCAACAACAAGTGCAGCAGCCGGTAATGAGCCAACCCGTAATTGACGAAAACACTATTCGTGCTCAGGTAATCGCTGAGCAAAAAGAGCGCGTCAATGGTATTAACAACCTCTTTGCGATGTTTGGTGGTAAACATGCTGAACTGCAGGGTCAGTGTGTAGCTGATATGGATTGCACTGTCGATCAGGCTAAAGACAAACTTCTGGCATTACTGGGAAAAGATGCTTCGCCATCGGCGAAAACTACGCAAGCGCATATTCATGCAGGTAACGGTAATTTTGTCGCAGATGGTATTCGCCAGGCATTGATGGCTCGGGCTGGATTCGAAGGACAAGAGCGTGATAATGTCTACAACGGTATGACACTGCGTGAATATGCTCGTATGGCCCTGACTGAACGGGGAATTGGTGTATCCAGCTATAACCCGATGCAGATGGTAGGTTTGGCGCTGACGCATAGTACCTCTGATTTTGGCAATATCCTGCTTGATGTCGCCAACAAAGCGATTTTGCAGGGCTGGGAGGAAGCGGCAGAAACCTTTGAGCAGTGGACGAAGAAAGGCCAGCTTTCAGACTTTAAAACAGCGCATCGTGTAGGTATGGGCGGATTTCCTTCTCTACGTCAGGTTCGTGAAGGTGCTGAGTATAAGTATGTGACTACCGGTGATAAAGGTGAAACCATCGCTCTTGCCACCTACGGGGAAATTTTCTCCATCACTCGTCAGGCAATCATCAACGATGATCTGAACCAGCTCACTGATGTTCCGATGAAAATGGGCCGTGCTGCTAAGGCGACTATTGGCGACTTGGTTTACGCGATTCTGACCAAAAACCCAAAACTCTCTGATGGTAAGGCTTTATTCCACGCGGACCATAAGAACCTGTCCTCCGGTGCTATTTCCGTCAGCAGCCTGGATGATGCACGTAAACTGATGCGCCTGCAGAAAGAGGGTGAACGCTCTCTGAATATCCGCCCTGCATTTATGCTGGTGCCAGTCGGGCTGGAGACACTAGCCAATCAGACCATTAAATCGGCGAGCGTCAAAGGTGCGGATATCAACGCCGGGATTATCAACCCGATCCAGAACTTTGCTGACGTCATTGCTGAAGCTCGTCTGGACGAAGCTGACGCCAAAGCCTGGTACCTGATGGCGGCAAAAGGAACTGACACTATCGAAGTCGCGTATTTGAATGGTGTCGATACGCCTTATATCGATCAGCAGGAAGGATTTACCACCGATGGTATCGCTACAAAAGTTCGTATCGATGCCGGTGTGGCTCCGCTTGATTACCGCGGTCTGGTTAAATCCAGCGGCCAGTAATCATTACAGTTTTGAATGACGACGCCCGAAAGGGCTTTTTTTATACCTGAAATCAGCCCTGCGGGGCTGATAGGAGACGTTATGGCTAAAAATTATGTGCAAGACGGCAAAACCATCCCTCTTAAAAACTCTGGTGCAGACGAGATTTTGAGCGGGATACCGGTCGCTTTGGGCGGAATCATTGCGGTTGCAATTACCGATATTCAGCCGGGTGATACAGGGGATGGTTTTGCTGAGGGGGTATTTCTTTTACCTAAGTTGCCCGCTGATGCCGTGACAGCCGGGGGGAAAGTATATCTCAAAGATGGAAATGTCCAGTTAGATGACACCGATGCAGTATTAGCCGGAACTGCATGGGAGGATGCTGCAGCAGGTGTTACCGTCCTGGAAGTCAAAATTAATGGCTAATGCCTTTGACAATATGGTTGGCAGGATGGATGCACTGACGGCGGCAAGACTCGGCAGGGCGGTGACTATTAGCGGCAATGGTCATATTGCTGTTGAAAGTCACCTATTACCTGAACTTGGTCCGGTCGCGGGTGATGGGATTAACCTGGTTATTTTTAGCACAGGCTACCAGCCAGCACGAGGTGATGTGGTTATTTATAAGGAGCAGTCTTATATCGTCACTCGATGGCTACTCTTTAACGGAAAGCCGCAAATCTGGCTTGAGGAGGATATTCATGGCGATTAAAGGCCTGGAAGAACTCAAACAGAATCTGAGTAATATAAGTAAAAATGCCATTCCTCGGGCTACCTCCCAGTCTATTAACCGGGTGGCTGGACGCGCTATTAGCCGCAGTTCTACGCGTGTGGCGAAAGAGACTAAGGTTAAGCGCAAACTGGTTATGCAGCGCGCCCGACTTAAACGGGCAAGCCCTAAAAAACCAATGGCAACCATTAGGGTTAATCGTGGCAATCTCCCGGCAATAAAACTAGGGCCTGTCCGTGTTCAGCTTTCGCGGCGTAAACGGGATAGCGGCAGTTCGGGAAGTGTTTTGAAGATCGGCAATTTCAACTTTCCCGGCGCTTTTGTGCAACAGCTTAACAATGGTCGCTGGCACGTTCTTCGGCGGACCAGTAAATCTCGTTACCCGGTAGAAGTGGTGAAAGTGCCTCTGTCTACGCCGCTTACCACGGCATTCAAAGAGGAACTTCCCAAACTGATGGAATCTGATTTGCCAAAAGAAATGATGGCTGCAATCAAAAATCAGATAAGGCTGGTGACAAAATGATCCACCCGCAAATACGAAAAGCTGTTCTGGACAAATTGAAGTCAATCAACTCCGGGAAAATATTCTGGTACGACGGTCGGCCTGCTTTCCTGGCTCCAGAAGAGTTGCCAGCGGTCGCAGTATATCTTACCGATGCGAAGGCGACGGGTGGCATTATTGACGAGGAAGAGTGGGAGGCAGTCCTTCACATTGAAGTATTCCTAAAAGCCACTGCCACCGACAGCGAGCTGGATAAATGGATGGAAAACCGCATATATCCGGCGATGGTAGATGTTCCTGAACTCACCAGTCTTGTAGAAACTATCAGCGTTGTTGGGTACGACTATCAACGAGACGATGAAGCCACAACATGGGGCTCTGCCGATCTCCAATATTCCCTGACTTATATTATGTGAGGAGCTTATGCCAATTCCAACACCTACCACACCGACTAAAGGAGCCGGAACAACCTTCTGGATTTACACTGGAACAGGTGACCCATTCGATGATCCACTAAGCGATGTCGGCTGGACCCGCACCGCACAAATTAAGGAGATTACGCCTGGTGAACTGACTGCTGAATCATACGATGATTCCTATATTGATGATGATGCGCCTGAATGGGATTCTACTGCTCAAGGGGTTAAATCAGCCGGGCAAACCAGCGTTACACTCGCATGGAAACCGGGTGAGTCTGGTCAGCAGGACCTTATCGACTGGTTTATGAGTGGCGATGAGAAATCCTATAAAATTAAATATCCAAATGGCGCTGTTGATCTTTTTACCGGATGGGTAAATAGTCTGGGTAAAACTATTGCGCGGAATGAAGTTATTACCCGGAGTGCACAAATTACCAATAAAGGTAAACCTTCTCTGGCTGAAGATAATTCTTCAACTAACCCTTAATATATTCGGTAGCGGTGCCCTGGCACCGCGTAGGGAAATATAATGACTTATCTGAAAAAAGACACATTAAATCCCAGTGGTGAGAATATTTTGCTGTTTGAATTGTCGGCTTACAGTCGAATGCAATATATTGAATTTATGGTTGAAGAACGTAAGTCTTTACCACCTGAGGGAAGCACTCCTGAAGAAAATTTTAAGTTGGCTACCTTGTTGACTATGCGTGATCAGGCCATGCTTGTAGCTTTATCCTTGAGCGAGGCGGATGAAGAAAATCGTGAAGGGAAAGATATTTTCCATGAAATTATGCGAAAATATCCACCATCATTACTGGGTAGTGCGGCCATAATGGTACGGATGCTTTCAGGGATGGTCCCGCCCACTATTAATGAAACTAACGAGACTATTAAAGAAGAGGAAGCCCCGGATCTGGAAAAGTCCTGACCCGCTCACGTCGCTTTGCTATGCGCTTAGCCAGAGAATTTGGGCGGCCAGACTGGCGAGCTATGCTTTCCGAAATGTCTTCCTCGGAATGGTTCGAATGGATTGATTATTACCAGGAGCGTTGCTTTAGCGACGATCTTCTTGATTCCCATTTCGCTAATTTAAGCTACCTCGCAATCAGTCTTTTCACTGATCCAGATAAACACGGTATTACCGCCCTCGATTTTAGTTTGCTAACAACAGGCAGGGAAGAAGACGAGGAAATTTCTGACGAGCAGCTTATGTCAATAGCCGAGAGCATTCCCGGAGGAGTTCGCTATGTCCCAGCCAGTGGGTGATCTGGTCGTTAAAATTGATGGTGATAGCGCCAAGTTTGATGAGGAAGTTGCTCATCTTAATAAGCAACTGAGTGGGTTAGGAAGGGCAGCAAACGACAGTTCAGCCCAGGTTACTGCGGCATTTTCACGTCAGGAGCGTGCCGCTAAACGTGCGGGTATCTCAATTGGGCAATATAAAAATGCGATGCGTATGTTGCCTGCGCAGTTCACAGATGTCGCCACTCAGTTAGCTGGTGGTCAGAGTCCTTGGCTAATCATGCTGCAGCAAGGTGGTCAGGTAAAAGACTCATTTGGCGGGCTGGTTCCTACCTTTCGTGCCTTACTTGGCTCAGTAACCCCTCTGGCGCTGGGTATCACTGCATTGACCGCCGCTGGTGCGGGAATGGGGTATATCTATTATAAAGGGTCGTCGACACTTTCTGATTTCAATAAAACGCTGACGTTATCTGGCAATTCTGCAGGCCTAACTACCGACAGAATGCTGGTACTGGCAAAATCGGGTCAACAGGCCGGACTTACCTTTGATCAAACTAGTGACTCACTGAAGGCATTAATTAATGCGGGTGTTGGTGCCGGAGCCCGTTTTGATGAATTAAGCCAGGCGGTTGCAAAATTCTCTACGGCTTCTGGTATCCCTGTTGAAAAAGTTGCGGACGCCTTCGGAAAACTGACTAGTGATCCGACGTCTGGACTGATTGCGATGGCACAACAGTTCCACAACGTGACATCGGAGCAGATCGCTTATGTTGCTCAGCTACAACGTTCTGGGGACGAGGCTGCAGCATTGCAGGCGGCTAACGACGCTGCAACAAAGGGGTTTAATACCCAGACTCAGACCCTTATTGATAATATGGGGACGATTGAGCGATCAGCAGACTCATTAAAACGTGCATTTAAATCCATGTGGGATGCGGCACTTGATCTGGGGCGGCCTGATACCGCAGATGAGATGGCCAGCAAGGCAGAGGCTGCTTTTAAACGGGCTGATGAAATATGGAATCTAAGGAAAAATGACCGTTATGTAAACGATGAGGCCAGAGCTCGATTTTGGAATGATCGTGAGTCAGCCCGCCTGGCACTGGATATGGCGCAGCAACAGGCAGGAATTGCAAAAGCCAGTGTAGCGGCAGCAGAAAGGGAGGCGGAGGCTGAATCTGATAAGCAAAAATATGCGGCCCAGGCCCAGGCCAATTATGCTAAATCGCAGACGGCCCTTGAAAAATACACCGCACGGCAGAATGAATTAAATAAGGCCTTGAAAGAGGGGCATATTCTCCAGGCTGATTACGCCATAAACATGGCTGCAGCTAAAAAGGAATATGAGGCTTCAGTAAAAAAAACGCCAAAACCCAAAGGGGTGAAAGTTTCTGCTGGTGACCGTTCGTCTGATCAAACGAATACTGAAACCCTTCAGTTAATGACTCAGCTGAAATTGCTGCAACAGCATACCGGACTTAACGACACTATCAGTCAGCAGCGTAAAAATTTATGGTCCCTGCAATCAAAATTCACGGTTATCGAAGAAGCATCGAAAACCCGTTCTCTGAGTAAAGATGAACAATCGTTACTCACCAACAAAGATAAAATTCTGGCTCAGGCAGAGGTCAATGCAAAATTAGGCGATCAGATCGTCGCTCAGGAACGCCTGAATAAGCTTCAGGATAACTCGTTAAAATATGTTACTCAGATGCAGGAAAAGACGGCTGCATTGGTAGATAGTGCTGGGTTAGGTGACAGGGACGCACAGCGTAATAACGAGAGGGCGCAATTAAGGCAGGGATGGAAAAACCAGGGCGGAAGCCTAGAAGATGATGGATATAAAAAGGAGCTGGATGCTCTGGAGGGATATTACGCAGCGCAGGATGAAATGCGCAATAATTGGTTGGCTGGCGTTCAGTCGTCATGGGAAAACTATGCTGACATGGCTACCAATTACAATCAGATCGCCGCAGATACAACCAATACTGCGCTAAGTGGAGTAACAAGTAATCTTCAGCAGGGATTGTATGACCTTGCCACTCAGTCTGAAGATGCTGGCGATGCCCTGAGCAATATGGTGGAAGGATTTGGCAAAACAGTTATTCAGACACTGACCCAACTGGCCGCACAGTGGCTGGTATATCAGGGCGTTCAACTCCTGGTAAGTAAGACCACTCAGGCAACCGCGACTGCTCCGATGAACGCTAATGCTCAGGCTACAGCGCTTCAGGCTCAACTTGCAGCATATGCATCTACCGCCGCTATCCCAATAGTGGGGCCAGCTCTGGCCCCTGCAGCACTGGCTGCGGCTGCTGGTGTCACCGCTCCCCTTGTTGCTGCTATCTCAGCAACGGCTTTAGCTGGTATGGCTCACGATGGTATCGACAAAATCCCGGAAACGGGAACTTGGTTATTGAAAAAGGGAGAACGCGTAACCACAGCGGGTACATCTGCAAAACTGGATGCCACGTTAGACCAGGTTCGACAGCAAAGAACAGCAAGCAGTGGGTCGGTTGTTGCTGAATTCCATAATACCTTCACAGGTAAACCTGATGATACCACCATGCAGATGGTTAACCAGCAAATGCGGGCATCTGAAAAAAGGCTTAAGCAGTACTTTACTTCTCAGGTACAGAATCCGAGTGAAAATTATGGTCGTGCACTTAAAGCCGTCTATCCGGGGAGGCGTATGAAATAATGTCAGATATTTATTATCCACATGATTATATACCCGGCCCGACATACGATAATTATGGATTTGAGCCGACTGACCCTATGATTCGTACCGACAGGGTGGGAGGGCTTGCAAGGCAGCGGAGAAAATATACTTCTGTTCCGACTGAGAACACAGTTGTTTGGCAGTTTAAGAGTGATGCACATGCTCAGGTATTTGAATCGTGGTTTCGTGATGTTTTGACGGACGGCGCAGCATGGTTCTATATGAAGTGTAAGACTCCGGTCGGACTTAAGTTTTTTAAATGTCGGTTTAATGGAGTGTATAAAGGTCCGTCGTATATTAAACCTGGATTATGGCGTTATTCTGCAACCCTTGAATTAAGGGAACGCCCGCTCGCTCCTGTTGGTTGGGGGAATTATCCAGAATGGCTCGCTGGTCAGTCTATTCTTGATATCGCACTAAATAAGGAGTGGCCGAAACATGACGGTAATTAACCGGCTGTATGCGTCATCCGGTTCTGAAGTAATTATTGGCACACTTCAGATTAACGTGGGCGAGCAGTCGTATTATTTGTGTGAAGGTTATGAGGACATAATCGCTATGACTGAGGATGGGGCGGAGGTGAAGTTTTTTGCCTGCGCAATATCGTTCTCTCTTCCTGCAAGGAACGATGATGGTACACAGGATCTGAAGTTTTCTTTGTGCAATATCGATGGTGTTGTTTCTACCGCTATACGTGAGGCTGCCGATACCTTAAAGGAAGGTACCATAATTTTTCGGAAGTATATTTCCACTGATCTTTCGTCACCCGCTGAACCGCCATCTGTGATGCCAATTAAGGGCGGTTCCTGGAAACCGGTAGTTGTTAACATTACTGCCGGCTTTAAAAACGTCCTTGATTATGCCTGGCCTCGTAACCGTTTCACTTTGCCTTATTTCCCAGGTCTCCGTTACACCCGATAGGTATCCCATGCTGAATATTGATAAATATCTGGCTGTCCGTTGGCAGATGGGCGGGCGGGTTTTTCCTGTGCTTGATTGCTACGGGGTTGTTCATGAGGTGCGGCGCGATCTTGGACTCACTGACTGGCCCGTTTTTGAAGGCGTGATAAAAGAGGGCGATGAAATGCACACCGCCTGTAATAATTTCCGTCAAAACGTTGTTCGCTGTGCTCCCTGTCCTGGTGCGGTTGCCGCCTGCTATACAGGAGGAGTAATCGGTCATCTCGGTGTCGTGGTAGAGCTGGGTGGCCTGCTGTATGTGATGGAGTGCAATCCCCGGCGTAATGTGACGATCATGCCGTTGACGCGCTTTGAGAAGCAGTATCTGAAAGTGGAGTATTACCAGTGACTATTCGTGTATACCCATCCCGGTTACCGGGCGGACCGCTGGAAACGCATCAGCATCGGGTCATGACAGTTCACGACTGGATGTCTGAAAATGTAGAAAATTATCGTTCTGATATGCGGCAACGGGTTGCCTTTGAGGTCAACAACGTTTCCATACCTCCTCAGGATTGGCCTCTCTGTGTAATTAATCCTGATAGTGACGTAAGGGTTTATCCGATACCTGGTGAAGCCGTCTCGGGTTCGGTTATCGCCGCCTGGGTCGCTGCGGCCGTTGCTGCTGCATCAGCTATTTACGCCATCGTTATGATGTCGCAAATGGACAAAGGGGGGTACTCATCCAGTAATGGTACATCCCTTGATCTCAATCCGGCTAAAGCCAATCAGGCAAAATTAGGGGACCCGATTCGTGAGGTGCTTGGTCGCGCGCGGATATATCCCGATTATGTCGTGCAGCCGGTAACCCGATTTCACCCTGACGATCCAACCCGTATGACCGTAGAGATGATGTTATGTTTGGGCATGGGAAATTTCGCTTTCACAAATGGTGATATTCGCGTAGGTGCTACTCCAATCACAGCCCTCGGAGATTCATTCTCTTACAACGTATATTCCCCTGGTGTGGATGTATCGGGTGATCGCCGAAGTGAAAACTGGTTTAACTCCACGGAAGTGGGAGGGACTTCAAGTGGTAGCGGCCTTGATATGGCTCAAACGGCACCGGAATCTTCCGATATCACAGCTGATAGTATGACCGTTTCAGACGCTTCGGTTTCGTTTACCGGGCTGAGTGATGGAGATGATGATAACTCTCTGCCAGATTCCTGGGTTGAAGGTGCGCTGGTGACTATCATTGCCCCGACCAATTATCTGATCTCTTCATCTTCAGGCTATAGCGTTCTTTTCAGTGATACGCTGATTGAACTTAATCCCTACACGGGCATGCCCGTTACGTTGGTTATTAACGGGGCGGAATACGAGCTCTTTATCGCAACGTTTACGCCCAAACAGGACGCCGTTCCGGGAACCGGCGGGTCAGCTGCTTCATTGCGCGGCAGTGCGGCACCAACTACCTATGATTTTTCGACCATCAGCCAGACATTTACCCTGACCTGGCAGGCGACAACCTATACCGTTTCTCTGATCGCTAACTATGGCAATATGTCTGGCCTGCTGGCGGCAATCAATGAAGCGATTGCCGGGTCTAACCTGCTTGCGCATGATGATGGCGGGGTAGTGCGTATCATTGAGAAGTCCAGCCCGTGGCTGGGCGGCAGTGTTACCGCATCATCACTTCCTGTTTCCGTATTCGGGGATAGTCCGGTTTTCACCGATGGTACCGCATCCAACGGCGGCAGCCCGGCGATCACCGCTAATGTCACCCTTGCTTATGGCAGTGCTGGTGGCGCTGCATTCTCCGGCGTTCCTGAAGGGACACAGCGGCTGTCACTTGCACACCGGGGTAATGAATACCGTATCGCGTCCTCTGATGGAGCGACCGCGACCGTTCAACGAATAGTGAATGGCGTTATTGATGCTACCTGGACTGGCTTTTCACCCAGAACAATGATCGATTATCAGGCGACCGGGATTAACGACAGCGATACCTGGATGGGGCCATTTCTGGCCTGTCCGGAGAATGAAGTGGTTGATGCATTTGAGGTGAATGTTTCTTTCCCCAGCGGGTTATGTGGCTTTGATAATAAGGGGAAAAAACGTGTCCGTCATACCGGGGTTGATATCCAGTACCGAACCTATGGCAGTGGCGGTGGCTGGCAGACCGCATCATTCCAGTATGAAAACAAAAACATTAATGCCCTGGGTTATACGCACAGAATCACGCTAAGCACACCAGCTCTGGTTGAAGTCCGGATGCGCCGCCAGAACGAGCAGGGCAGCAATAATGCGCGTGATTCAATGTACTGGCAGTCTCTGCGTGGTCGTTTGCTTAACCGTCCTGCCTCTTACGCTGGCGTCTCACTGATGGGCGTGACTGTCGAGACTGGCGGCAAACTGGCGGCGCAGTCTGATCGGCGCGTAAACGTTGTGGCCACGCGTATTTATGATACCGGAGCTCCAAGGCGTATCTCCAGCGCGCTGTTTCATGTTGGCCATTCTCTCGGACTGGCAATGGATACCGAAGCTATTAACGCCCTGGAAGAAACCTACTGGACCCCGAAAAATGAGTATTTCGACTTTGCGACAGGCGACAGTCTATCTGCGTTGGAAATGTTGCAGAAAATTGCGAATGCCGGGAAGAGTTATTTCCTGCTGAACACGCAGGGTTTAGCCTCAGTAGGGAGAGAAGGCATTAAGCCATGGACAGGGGCCATTACTCCTCATGAAATGGTGGAAGAACTTCAGACAGATTTTAGTGCTCCTAACGACGATGATTATGACGGTGTTGACGTGACCTACATTAACGGCACGACATGGGCTGAGGAAACTGTACAGTGTCGGACCCCGGATAACCCGACCCCTGTCAAAACAGAGGCGTTTACCCTTGATGGTGTTCTGGACAAAAATCACGCTTATCAGATCGGTATGCGGCGTTTGATGAAGTACCGCCTGCAGAGGCTGGTTCATAAGACCACAACGGAAATGGATGCACTTTGCTACAACGTTGGCGATCGCATAGTACTGACTGACGATATTCCTGGCAGTAATACCATTTCGTGTCTCATTGAATCGATGACAACAGTTGATGGAATGACAACGTTTAATGTTTCTGAACCTTTAGACTGGTCATTCGCAAATCCACGGGTATACATCAGGTATCAGGACGGTACAGCTTCGGGACTGCTGGAAGCCTCCCCAGGTGATGAATATCACGCATCAGTTCCATACCAACCTGAGTTCGAGGGTATTGTGGTTGATGATCCTATCATCGAACCACCGCGGCTAATCTTTTGCAGTTCAGAGAAGGATGTATATCACGCCATTGTGGCTGAGGTTGCCCCGCAGGAAGACGGCACATGTGAGATTACTGCCCGGCAATATCGTGACGAATTCTACGCATACGACGACGCAATATACCCCGGTAACGTCGCTTAAAACCCAAAATCCCCCCGATTAACTTTCTTTCGCTCAAACCCTCGTTTGCGCGAACGCCTTTTTTGGAGCAAAAAATATGGCCTTTAATCCGCCGTTGGGGAGCACGTCTCCCGAGGTGTTGGTCGGTAATGCCAAACGTCTCGATGAACTGGTGAACGGCCCCGCCGCCGACGTTCCCGATCGTGGTGGGGATCCTCTGGACTCCTGGCGTTTGATAATGGAACAAAACCAGACACGCGTAGAGCAACTGGACGACATCATTACCTCTCTTGATACTGCGAGCTTCACTTTCCCGGACGAACCCGCAGGCATCGCTGGCACGACTGATGGTCAGTATTTCCGCGTTCCTCAGGGGGAAGGTAACGTTGTCGGATTTAATTATTATAAAAACAGCGCAGGTATGGCAGTCATTGTTGCATCAGTTGCATCTGCAGAAATTACTAAATTGCTGGGCATGACCGATGATTCTGGTCTCGTACGGACAGTTTCATCTGATGGAAAGGTTACGGAAGTAAAAACAGAGACCGGTGATAATTATCTGGCGGGGATGGACGAAAGCATTCAGGAGATGGCGTCGCGAAGTGGAAAAGACACAACTGGCAACCTGCATTCTGCAACAGATAAAGACGGTCTACAGCTTATCATCACCGATGCTGAAGGGAAAATTCGCATCCCTCTGTCTGACTTCACTTTGCAGGACCTTCTGGCTCAGGTTCAGCCTGTTCCCGGGCCGTTTCTCAATACGCTGAGTGCGGCCGATAAGGCGGCATATGGCTATATTGATGAGCTGGGCGGACTCAACCTTCCGGGGATTCCGACATCCGTCAACAATATGCTGAACAGTCTTTCCCGGCGCGTGCAGCAGCAGGCAGATAGCCGGTTTCTCACCAGTATCAAGGACTATGGATGGGACCCGAACAGCCAGGAAGATGCACGACAGGTGATTCAGCGCGCAATCCGGGACATGGCCCGTAATCCGTATGGTGGTGTGATTTACTTGCCGCCAGGAGTATACCGGCTGAGTTCTTTCCTCACGCCCGCGCCGAACGTATCGATTATTGGCGCCGGTACCGGCAAAACAATCCTGATGCCGTATGGCTCATATTCGGCGCTCCAGTTCACCACATCACCGACGAACCCCATCCCGGAACTGACGGATTTTGTGTATTCCGATTTTGAGGTGGATTGTCAGGACCAGGTGTTGCCGGATGAGGGTTATCTCCCCAGGACTAAGGGGCTGTATTTTAACTTCTACCGCCGCGGCCACCTGCACCGCCTGCGCGTGCGAAACTCTGGCGCTACGGGGATCGGCATCGACTTTGCGCGCGATTCCGCGATTACTGAATGCGTGGTGGAGAACTTTGGTCGGCTAGCGCCGTCGGGTAACGATAACCCTGCGGGGGCATCTGGTCTCGGATTAGGGGCTGGCGGTACGCAGAGCGAGCCACTGTATGTTGCTGGCAACTTCTGCCGCAACGGGAAGAACTTCGGCATCTTCCTTGAGAAACAGCATGGAACAAATGCGCCTTACAGCTCTGAACACACGATAGTCACCGGCAACACATGTACAGGGAATAATGCTGGCCTGGGTGATTGTGGTGTTGATGGCATGATCGCTACCAATAACAACTTCTCAGAAAATAATTATGGCGTGATTATCAGTCCGGGAACTGTGCTGGCATATCCCGGTTCGCGCGGACGTCTGCAGTGCAATATTATCGCCAAAAATGCTAAACATGGCGTCTATTACAGCAGCACGACTGAGCAGCGAGACGGCGAATACCAGATTGACAGCAATACCATCCGTGATAATGGCGAAGATGGAATTAACCTCAAAGCGCCAGGCCAGGAAGTCCGCAGCATGTTTATCCAGGGGAATGACGTTTATCGAAACGGACGGAATGGCCTGAACCTGGAAGACGGGGCGGCGATCAATATGGATGTGGTAAATAACCGCTTCTGGAATAACGGTCTGACCGCTTTCGGGAACGGAATTAATCTGGCCTCAGAAGTTAAGCTCAGCTCGTTCAGCGCAAATAAAATTCGCGACATCCAGTCTACGCCTACTCAGCAATATCCTGTTTATGCCAGCGGTACGCTTACCGATGTCGATATTTCATTTAACCACTGCGTGGGTAACGCGCAGAACACACTAAATATGACTGGCACGCAAACCCGCGTCACCACTCTGAACAATCCGGGGATTTGATAATGCCTATCACTAAAATTCATATCCAAAATAATGTTTGCAGGAATAACAGGCGGGACTACGTTTTCTTTAAATATAGAGAAGATGGTCAAAGCCGAGCGATTTCAGAAAATACCTTCACAAATACTAATGTCGCCCTAAATAAGGAATCTGACAATGGCAACTCAAATCAAGAGCAATAAAACTTATCAGGGCGATGCTGCCGCACTTCCTTCCCCGCAGGCTCCGATGCCGAAACTGGCCAGCCTTTACCTGGACTTTGAGAAAGAGCTTTATATTTCCCTCGGCAGAACAACGGGTAATGCCATTCGCTCCCGCCGTCTGGCTGACGTGGTGACCTTTACCCGTGCATCAGAAACCACGCGGGTAAACAAAAGCGGTTTAATTGAGTACCTGGCATCAGGTGAAGCCGCGATCGAGTTTGACCCGATCACAGGTGAGTGTCTTGGATTGCGAGTGGCAGCCGGAACAACCAACCAGGCGGCAAACAGCGAAAACTTTTCCGGCTCAACTTGGACAAAATCCGGGGTGTCTACGACGGCCGCCAAAATAACTGCACCTGATGGTAATGTAACTGCATCACCTTTCAATGAAAGCACTGACAGCGCTGATACTGTGCACTATATGCAGGAGAATGCCACGCCGGCCGCCACGGTCGGTAGCCCGATCACATTCAGCATTTTTGCGAAAGCCAATACGGCGAGTGTTATCCAGTTAGTCGCGCTGGGGGCGGTATCTACGACGCAGTTCGCCAACTTCGACCTGATTAACGGGATGCGGACCCGCAGTTCCTCCGGCGTGCTGCAGACGAGCATGCGGAAATATAAAAATGGCTGGTATCGCCTGAGTATCACCATCACCCCAGCCGGTACAACCTCGCCGCAGTTTACGCTGGCGCTGGTTAATGATGTGACGTCAGCGGCAGCGATGCCAGCCTATACCGGGTCAGGGAAAGGGATCTATATCTGGGGTGGACAGATTGAAAACTGGGATGGCGCGACGCCGTATATTCCAACAGCTGGCGCGACGGTGACACGCCCGGATGAGGTTTGTACGGTTCGCCAGGATCTGGATTTTATGGCAGCGGACCGCGGGGCTATTTTTGCCGATTACAACATGCCCGCCAGCCTGCAGGCGATGAGCGGAGTTTACAACGCAGGACAGGCTATCGTCTGTATCGATAATGATTCTGTGGCTGAATACGTCAGTTTTCTGAACCGCCGAATCAGCAACAGTATTACAAACCAGAATCTGGCTGCGGCCGCCAAAATCGTCGGCAGTTCTGAAATTACGGTTGAGGTTAAACGCCTCGGACAGGTACGAAACGGGCATCAGTCGTTTATCAGCTCGTTTATCAACGGTGATATGCGCGTATTTGACGGCATCAACAAATACAGCGGAGCGCCACTGGTATCAGCACAACTGAACCGGCTGATGATCGGGCGAGCAAGAACGACACCTGCAGCGGTTTCAAACGCATATCTGAAGCGCCTGGTTTATTATCCGACCACTCTGGTTGATGCTGATTTGGTGACTCAGTTTAACGCGTTATCCTGAAGATATAACCTGCGGATAAACTTGTGGAGGCTACAGCTCAACAACCTTAAAACATTGTTCAAAAGGCTATCAGTAAATCCTGATAGCCATTCATCATGATTTAAAGGGCTGAATAATATTCTTCGGCCTCAGCCTGGGAAATGTTGTCGGCCCAGTACACGAACTTTTTTATATGCCCGTTAAACCAGTTTGACGCGCCGACGTATGAGCGTCCCAGACAGATGCGCGACAACGTCGAGGGCATTATGGTTGGGGATGCAGAATTCCAGACCTGGCCATCGAACGCTTTCATGGATAAATCGCCGGTACTGAACATGCAGAATGCCGCCTGTTCGGAATCCGATACCGACATTAGCGGCGGCAGGTTGACGGATACCGTCGTCCCGCCGGCAGCATTCAGTTCAGCAAACGCAGCCTGGCCGTTCATGTTATCCCTGCCTCGCCAGGCGAGACGGTAATGCGCGCCCTCTACCGCATTGTCCAGCACGACAGCACAAGCCAGTGAAGCATAAGCCGTCGATAATAATTTCAGGCTGTGAGGATGCACCACTGAGACAAAAAAAGCCCCTTTGGCTGAGTTAATCAGCGTATAGCCGGACGGGGTCGTTAATATGTCCGCATCACGGCTGGCCTCGGCCCCCGCCGTCGGGATATACGAGGTATAGCCAGCGGCGCGTTCAGCCTGAGCACCCCATGAGTAAATTGATCCTGGCGTTGCAGCGCTGTAGGCAGGGAATGCGTCAGCTGCCGTATTTCCGCCAGTCAGGCATACCGCGAAACCCGGTTCGCCCGCGGCAACAGGATTGATCGTCAGCGAGCAGCGGTACCAGCCATTCGGGCATTTTTCCATGTTGGCCTGCATGACCAGTGGAGAGGAGCGCGTGATCTTCCCGTTCACCAGGTCAAAATTAGCAAACTGCGCGCTGGCGACGACGCCGGCGGGCAATGCAATCTGCATTACAGATCCACTGTTTGCCTTTGCGAAAATGCTGAATGTATACGGCTGGCCGACAACCGCGGCATAGGTGACTGTCGTGGCAAGAGAGTGAACTGTGTTAGCTGCTCCGGCAGCCTCTATGATTTTGCTGGCCGTCTTGTTCCCGTCCGGGGAAACCGCATCATTATCGGTTATCTCGATCCCGGTTTTGCTCCAGTTCGCCGCCGAAAAGTTCTGGCTGTTGATTACCCGGTTTGTGGCCTGGACTTCGGGACGAAATCCCAGACAGTCCAGCGTATTCTGGTCATATTCAATAACAGGTTCGCCAGCTGCTGCATATTTCAGCAGGCCGTCATCACCGAAATACGTTGCCACGGTGGCGCGGGTAAAGGACATCGCATCGGTGATTTTATTGCTACGAATTACCGCCCCGGTTGCGGTTCTGCGGATAAACTGGCCGTTTTCAAAATCCAGATACATTAATGCATTGTCAGGCAGTGGGGCGTCCTTCGCGACGGCTTTGCGCCCCATAAATTTACTGGTGCTTTTTACTAACGTAGCCATGTCAGTTACCTTTTTTATTATCTGAGGGGGTTATTTTATAATCGGCAGAATAGTCGCGTTTTTCTGGTGGTGAAAAATAAACCGCTCCACCTTTGTTATTCCTGCACACGTTATTTTTAATCTTATTCATCATAAATCTATCCCCGGATTAATGAATGTGGTGACGCGGGTTTTAACACCCGTCAGGCTCAGTGTGTTCTGTGCGTTACCGACGCAGTGGTTAAAGGAAATATCCACATCAGTTAAATCCCCTGTCGCAAACACCGGGTATTGCTGCGTCGGTGTGGCCTGGGTATCACGCAGCTTGTTATTCGATATAGAAGATCGTGACATGGGGACCTGAACGTTAACAGCATGACCGACTGCAGTCTGACCATTGTCATAAATACGGTTATCCATAATATCCATGTTGACCACATCACCGCCTTCAAGAGAAACGCCGTGGCGGCCATTGCGGTATATTTCATTATTGCTGATGACGTTATTCAGGTTTTTAACCGTCGGATAGCTGTAATTCATATTGATACCGTCTTTTCCGTTTTCATAAATATGATTGCCGGAAAAAGCGTATTCGCCTAACAGCGGATCGGTTTTTGAGCAAACGGATGTTACGCCGTTCTCAGTATTTCCTCTGATAATGTTGCCCTGGAGGCGGCCACGGCGGCCAGGTTTACCCCCGTTGTTTGTGCCTGGGTACATCAGGAAACCATGTTTGTTTCCGCGCATCTGGTTGGTCGAGACGATCAGCCCCTCAACGCCACAGTCAGCAATCCCCGCGTAATTACCGAGGCAGACATTATCCGTCGTGATAATATCCTGTGCCGTACCCACCCCTCTTTGTGGCTCGTAAAAAATCCCGTAGTTTTTATTGTCCTTGCACAGGTTCTGCGACACATAGAGCGGCTCGCTGCTCAGGAAGCCGGTTCCGACCCCGATACCAGAGGCCCCCAGCGCCCCTTGTTCGGCCAGCCGACCGCAGTTTTCTACAATGCAACGTGTGATTAAGCAGTTGTAATGCATGTCCACGCCGAGCCCTGTGGCACCGATATTAACGATCTCCATATCGTCAATGATGCTGTTGGACCAGTACTGGAGAAATATCGCCTTAATTTCTGGCAGGTAACCGGATGCCGGATTGAGCGTCTGATTTTCCCCGTCAATGGTAAAGCCGGTAAACAGCAGATTATCAATATAGTTTTCATTACCCCGATACAAAAACGGCGCGGTCGCTTTGAATGGCAGCAGGCGAGCTTTCTTTTTCCCGGCACCGATATAACCAACACCCGCAACCGGAGTGATCGGACGGGAAATACGATAAGCGCCTTCCGGAATATAAATTGTCCCGCCACCGTTGGCCCCGAGCCAGTTTGTCGCGCGCTGAAGGGGATACCACATATCCTCGGACGAAAACGGGTCAAGCCCACACTCTCTGGCGTCCAGTACACGTCGGCGTTCCAGATGCTCAGAAAGCCGCTTATTCAGCCTTTTGATATTCTCCTGTACGCTCCCCTGCAGGCCGGGTAACTGCACGCCGCCGAACTCATCCATAAACCCATAAACAGCCCCGTCGGCAGCTGAAATTTTCAGAATGGCAGGAGCCCGGTCATAGCCGGTTTTCCCTATCGTTTTACGGATATCTTCTGGTGAGTCAGCAGCAAATATCCCGCCCCTCTCATCCAGTGCAAGCGCGCTGGCGCCGTCATCATCAGTAAAGGCGGCCAGTGTAGGGTTGTCGTCTTTCCCCAGCAGTTTTGTAATCTCAGCGGACGCAACCGAGGCCACAAGCACGGCAACGCCGGCGCTGTTTTTATAATAATTAAATCCGACAACATTCCCTTCCCCTTGCGGAACACGGAAATACTGCCCCTCAGTCGTGGCCGCAATACCTGCAGGTTCATCAGCAAACGTGAAATTCGCGGTGTCCAGGGAAGTTATGATGCCGTCAAGCTGGTCCTGTTTTGCCTGATTCTTCGCCATAATCTTGCGCCACGAATCGAGGGGGTCTTCAGCGCGATCGGGAACTGTGGCCGCCGGGCCGTTCACCAGTTCATCCAGGCGTGTGGCATTACTGAGCAGCACCTCCGGGGAAGTGCTCCCGAGCGGGGGAGTAAAGGCCATGTTTTTTGCTCCAAAAAATAGCGTTCGCGCAAACGAGGGTTTGAGCGAAGGCCAGGAGCTTTTTACAATCAGCTATTTCAAAGGGTTATATGATGCTGATTGGTTACGCTAGGGTGTCTACCGGGGATCAGAACCTCGATTTACAGAAAAAAGCACTGATTCGAGCAGAATGTGAGCTGGTTTTTGAAGATATGGCCAGCGGGAAAAATGCCCGGCGACCTGGTTTAAAGCGTGCGTTGCGCAGACTCAAGCCGGGTGATGTGCTGGTGGTCTGGAAACTGGATCGGCTTGGGCGCAGCGTGCGCGATCTGATCACGCTGGTATCGGAGCTGCAGGCGCGCGGAGTGAATTTCCGCAGCCTGACCGACTCGATCGACACGTCGACGCCTGCAGGCCGTTTCTTCTTTCACGTCATGAGTGCTTTGGCGGAAATGGAACGAGAGTTGATCGTGGAGCGTACTCGTGCAGGATTAGCCGCGGCAAGGGAGCAGGGGAGAATAGGAGGGCGGCGTAGGGTAATGACACCTGAGATTGTCGAGCGTAGTCGTAGGATGCTGGAGAATGGAGCCACCCGTCATCAGGTGGCAGATGTGATCGGGGTCGGGGTTAAGACGATATATAAATATCTCCCTTCAGGATCAGAAAATAGGGACTGATATGGTTAGCATGTGGTATCACTCATTGACCAGCCACATGTCAGCCTCTTCAAACATCTCTTCAAGCATACGGTTGAGCCGTTCTTTCTCGGTTTTCGTGCAGTCACTGTTTAACGCATTCGTCTGCATCGGCTTAACCTTCACTTCTGCATCCGGGAACATCCGATGTACCCGCTTTGTCAGTTCAGTAAGTATGATTTGCTGAGCGCCAGGCAGTTCCTGGACATTGCGCTTGTCATAAACGAGTTCCACAAACATTTTAATACCTCTTTACTGGGTTCAATTACAGTAATTATACTGTATGAATAACCAGTATCAAGGGGCGTTTAAAATGGGCTTTCCCTCACCGGCTAAAGACTATGCTGAAGGGCCACTGACAGTAGATAAAATTTGTGGCACTGGACCAAACACGAGAACCATCAAAACGGCATCAGGATATGCCGTGATTGACGTATCGCTCAAACCGAAGCAAAGAGATACAGTTCTGATCACTTACGCGGGGCAAACCGATTTTGCAAAAATTATGGGAAGGTCGTTAATCACCAGGGAAGGAGAAGCGATTGAAGGAGAAGCGCTTAACGACGTTGTAGTTGCAGGAGTTGTGACGTTCATTATCAACCGGGCGCTCATCGACGATGACGAATGCCCAGTTATCTGA